TCGGTGGCGCAAGATTGTCGTTGATGGCAAACAGTATCGCTGGCGTGGCCATCAGTTCTTCATTGCTCAAGATAGCAATGGATACCGAGTTTTTGGCGAACATGGGAATGTCGTCAAAGGACTCTCGGTTGAAGCATGGGAACGTGGATGCCGAAAAAGAACGCCGGATGGTGCGGTCATGCCCTCTGACATAGCCGCCTACATTCGGAAGAAAGTAGGCTGAATGAGCGTCGAACAAATCTTCCAGTTGTTTTGGATTTGTTGGTTGCAGCTTTATATCTGTGCGGCTGCGGGCGCACGTCGAGGCGATCCGTTCTGGCGTGGTTTTCTGTTTATGGAATAACCGTTACCACTCGCCTTTGCCGTTGCGTTCGATCAGCGGATTCTTGTCCGTCCAATCCACAACATCATCAATCCATGTGTCGAACACAGAGTTGTTCGCCTGTGCATCGTTCTGCTCAATCGAGTAGTCTTCCTTGATGTAAGGAACGCCGTCTTTCTCACTGAGGTAGGCCGTGCCATCTTCATTGAGGTACCGGAAGTCCAAGGCATTGCCACTGAATGATACAGCCAGATCGTCAATGGAAGCATTGCCGGTCTGGAATTTTTCGTGTGAGATATCGAAAGTCTCTACCATCATCGTGTAGACAGGTAGGGTGCCCATCGGCCAGAACATTTCATCATCATCGCAAAACGTGATGATCATCAAACGATTTGCCAGCGGGAAGTAAACCAGATCGCCCTCTCTCGGAGAGTCGAACGTGATCTGGTAAGGATTCTCATTACCTTCAAGAATATAGGCTGACGACCCCAGAGGTTCATACATGTCGGCAGTTTCCAACTGATATGTGAAACCGTTCTCTGCCGTGATCTTGTCGGTCTTCGATTGTAGAAAGCGAGTCTTCTGAACATAGAGAGTCAGATTTTGTCTGATATCTAATCCGAACTTCGAAAAGAACTGACCTTCGCCGCCATAGCCGTCTGGATTTTTGATGAAGACTTCAAATTTGGTTGCCTTTGAAAAGGTCGCAGCCGGGTCTTCACCGAACACTTCATCAACATTCGTCAGGTCCCGAGGGATATACCAAATCTCATAGCCATATGCCTTCGTCGCCGTCATGACCGTATTGTTGATCAGACGTTGCATAGGACGATGAGTGAAGTTTTTGAAGTATGGTGAAATGGCCATTATGACCCAAATGAAGTGCTATCGACGTAACTATTGTATAGCTTGTTGACGTATGCAGACAAAGATTCAGCGCCCAAATATTTCTGAGCATTCCGATCAATGATCTTATAGGTCAGATCGGGATTCCACCCTTTGTTGTAAATAATCGGCGTGAGGTATAACTCAGGATCGTCTTCGTTTCCCGAAACAGAACTGGCGACAATATCTTTCACTTTATTCATGAGCCAGCTTACGTCGGCATCTGAATGAGGAATAGAGCCTGCAAATTCGTTTAGAAATTGTTTGAACTTCACTTTCATTTATCCGATCACGTCTGTTGGTGGCATACCGGCCTCATAAGCCTCTTGTTCAAGCTTATCGATAGCAGTCTGTGCTTCCTGATACATCGGTTCGGCATTGAAGGTAGTATTACCCGGCAATGTCATGGAGAACTTCTTTAGGTTCTGCGCCATCTGCCGTTTGCAAAGATTATATGCGTAGTTGTAAAGCCAGCGATCTTGCCAGACCTTCGGAGATTCATTCGGGTCAAGTATGCGATAGGCTTCAGCCACAAGCCACTGTCCCTCGATAATCATTTCCCAATCCGTATCTAGATAGAGAATGCCGTTTCTTCGATTGAAGCGGAGCGCCGGTTGCACGGCAAAGAACTCGTTGAACATTTCAATGTGCCGTCTGGCGATCCAGTAAGGAATCAAAGACGTGCCGGACAAATCCCATAGATCAGACATAGCGATCTGGTAGCGCACGTTGAACAACGTGTTCGCTGAAGACTGTCCCATATCCAAAACTCGGGTGACGCCGGTCACACAATCTGGAAGCTGAATGTATCGGTTCGTCCGATCCTGCGCCGTGATCTGGTGTTTGAAGTAAAGCTTCTCGATCCCCTCATAGTGATACTCCCAATAAAACTGCAAGGCATCATCGATTCGATCATAGATCGTTTCGATTTCTACCTCGATAGGGAGAGTGGGATACCCCAGTCCTCTCAAAATTCTTTCTGCAAATTCTTTTTTATTCGTTGGTAAGGGCATTTCGAGTCCACTTCGTTCAGTCCTTGTATTTATCGAACGCATAGCCGGGACTTTTTTGACTTTTGTGCCCCTAAAACCCTGTTTCCATAAATAAAGGCAAAGTTTTTTCTAAGACGTGGAGCCTTATTTTAAATGGCATATCTTCTTTCTCCCCAAGTGCATGTCGTCGAAATCGATACAACCAATATCGTTCCCGGCGTTGCTACTACTGAGGGTGCAATCGCCGGACAGTTTAACTGGGGTCCTGTCAACGAACCGATGCTAATCGATTCCGAGGCGACTCTTATTCGTACATTCGGTTACCCTGACAATACCAACTACTGCGATTGGTTCTCGGCCTCTAACTTTCTGGCCTACACCAACGCTCTTTGGGTTGTTCGTGCAGTTACCGAGGGTAACGCAAACACGACACTCAATGCGACCAACGCAACGACTTCAAACTCTCATGGCTACTTGGTCCGCAACGATCAAGAGTATGCGATCAAGTATTCAAACGGCGAACTGAAGACAGAGTTCTTCACTGGTGACTGGGTTGCCAGATTCCCCGGTGATCTTGGTAACTCGCTGAAAATTTCGATTTGTCCTTCTGCATCTGCTTATCAATCAACTCTGGCAGGCACAATTTCTGCCACTGCGAATAGCTCGACCGTTACCGGTTCTGGCACGACTTTCCAGTCACAGATCATTTCTGGCGACTTGCTTGAATTCAATGGCGAACTACACAAGGTTGTGTCCGTCGAATCCAACACGTCACTGACACTGGCTGACAGAACGCTTCAGGCTGCTACTTCGGTCTCAAACGTTATCCGTCGTTGGGAATATTACAGTTCAGTTCAGACCGCTCCCGGCACATCCGACTACGCCACACAGTATGGCGGTTCGAACGATGAAATGCACATCGTCGTTATCGACGTTCTGGGCGAGTGGACTCAGCAACCGGGTGCGGTGCTAGAAGTCTATCAGTACGTTTCACAGGCTTCCGATGCCTTGCTGCGTGATGGCACGAACAACTATTACCCCAATCAGGTCAACTCACGTTCACAGTATGTGCGTTGGGCAGGCCATCCGGGGCAGTTCACCAATGCTGGCAAACCGGCAAAGGGCGTCAACTTCGTTCCTACTCCCGCTGCGAAGCCGATCACCGAGTTCTTCCAAGGTGGTAATGATGGTGAAGCGATTGGTGCTGCGGAGAAGATTCGTGGTTACGGTTACTTCCTGTCCCCAGAAGACATTGATATTTCGTTCATCATTGGTTCGAATGTCACTCAGACTGTTGCGACTTACATCATCAATGACATTGCTGAAGCACGTATGGATTGCGTGGCGTTTATCTCGCCTCCTGCCGCTTACGTCATTAACAACGTCGGTGAAGAAGCACAGGCTTGCGTAAACTATCGTAACCTCCTGCCGTCTTCTTCGTATGCGGCAATCGATGGCAACTGGAAGTATCAATACGACCAGTATAACGACGTTTACCGCTACGTTCCGCTGAACGGCGATATTGCCGGTCTGCATGCACAGAGCGATCAACAGAGAGACCCTTGGTGGGCTGCGGCTGGTTTCAACCGTGGTCAGATCAAGAACGTTATCAAGCTTGCTTGGAATCCTAAGCTTGCTGAACGTAATTTGCTCTACAACAACGGTATCAACCCTGTTGTGACCTTCCCCGGCGATGGCACTGTCCTATTCGGCCAGAAGACCATGCTTGCGAAGCCGAGTGCGTTCGACCGTATCAACGTTCGCAGACTGTTCATTGTTCTCGAAAAGGCGATTTCGAAGGCAGGCAAATACTTCCTGTTCGAATTCAACGATGCGATTACCCGTGCACAGTTCAAGAACATGATCGATCCGTATATGCGTGACGTTCAGGGCCGTCGTGGTGTCTATGACTTCTTGACGATCTGCGACGAAACGAACAACACGCCAGAAGTTATCGATGGCAACCAGTTCGTGGCCTCGATCCTGATCAAACCAGAAAAGACCGCAGAGTTCATCACACTCAACTTCGTGGCAGTCCGAGACTCGGTCGCCTTCACAGAAGTCCAGTTCTAATCGACTTAGTGGTCAAAAAACAAAAAAGTCGGGGGCGAAAGCCCCCTTCTTTATTTCCAGTTTATAAATAACGGTAACGACTTTTTTTACCAAAGGAATTAAGCCAAATGGCGTTCAGCGTGAACTCATTCAAGTCAGCCATCAGAACAGGTGGCGCACGGTCTTCGCTTTTTGAAGTTCTGGTCACAAACCCGGCGAACGGTACCTCAGATACGAATTTCCCATTGTTCTGCCTCGCAGGCTCTATTCCTGCGATGAAGATCAACAAACTCAACCTCAGTTATTTCGGTCGCAACGTCCCGGTTGCTGGTAACCGTGACTGGGATGATTGGACAGTGACATTCTATAACGACGAAGACTTCGCAATTCGTGATGCCATGGAAACATGGTCAAACTACATCAACGGTTTCGAATCCAACGTCCGTAAGTTCGGCACATCGCTCATGACGGAATACAAATCATCTGCACAGGTGATCCAGTATTCACAGACCGGCGCTGTCCTCAGAACCTATCAGGTGATTGGTATCTTCCCAACAAACATTTCTGAACAAGAACTGGCATGGGGCGAGGAAACAATTCAGACCGTGAAGGTCACTTTTGCCGTCGATTACTGGCAAGTTATTCAGTCCTCAACCGGCTCTCAGGCTGGTGGCACTTAATAGCCTACTAAATATATCGATTCACCTATTTCAAGGGGGCCGAATCATCGGCTCCCTTTTTGCATTTATGAGGTTTGATGGCTAAGTTTTTTGGATGGTTTCAGCCGAAGGAGGACGAGAATAAAAATCGTAACCTTCAGGCACTTCCCAAAGATGAAAACAACGATGGTGCCTTAGAACTCGCTAGTGGTTTTTCTGGTTGGATTGGTCATGGGATCAACTTCAACGAAACTCCGACTGAAGATGAAGTTCAGCTTATTTCCAAGTACCGAGAAATTTCGGTCATGCCGGAAATCGATAAGGCCGTAGACGACATTATCAACGAAATGTTTTCCTATACCGACGATGACTATCCAGTCGCCGTCAATCTGGATCACATCGACCTTCTGAATTTCAAAAACGATTGTTATGAAATCGGTCGGCGCTGGTATGTGGATGGACGAATTTTCTTCCAGAAGATCATCGATACGGACAAGCCAGAAGATGGTGTTCAGGAACTTCGCTATATCGATCCACGCAAGATCAAAAAGATTCGGCACCAACTCGATAAGAAGAACGAACCGGCGAAGGTTATCGACGGTATCGAGGTCAATAAAGAATACATCGAATATTATCTCTACAACCCGATGGGTGTGAATACCGATAACCCACAGGGCATTCGTATCACTCTCGACACAATCGTTTTCATTCATTCCGGCATTCATGATCGGACGAACAAGCTTATTCTATCTCATTTGAATAAAGCCATTCGGCCCCTGAACCAGTTGAATATGATCGAGAACAGCTTGGTCATTTACCGTCTGGCCCGTGCGCCAGAAAGACGTGTGTTCAATATCGAAGTCGGAAAACTTCCAAGACCAAAAGTCGAAGAATATATGAACTCGGTGAAGAATATGCATCGTCGCAAGATGATGTATGACGCATCATCAGGTGCACTGACACAAGACACTCGTTACATGACGATGCTTGAGGATTTCTGGTTTCCACAAAGAGACGGCAAGGGCACTAAGGTTGAATTCCTTCAGGGCGGTCAGAATCTTGGTGAACTAAGAGAC